TACGCAGATAATGACTTGGTTGAATGAAAATCTAAATCCAAATAAATTAGTCTTTGTAGATGCGCGAGTTAAGCGTAGATGGAAGGCTGATTCATTTTACGAAATGTTGGCGTATTGCCACAATGGAAAACAATACGGAAGAGTGCAATTCCCAAAGCGAGGGAAGTATTCACAGATTCCAAAACTATGCAGAAGGTTAGGCTTGAAATCTAACGAAGATTATCTGCTGAAGGATTTATTGAAAGATGAATCTTTCTTGAAGAAAGCAAAAAAGAAACTCAACAATGTTGAATACAGAATGTTGGGTATTGGTGAGAAACCAAAACAAAGACGAATTAAGAGGAAAAATAAGACAGTTACATTGGATAAGTGGTTATGATGTTATGGACAGAAAAATATAGACCGAATACAATTGGTGAAATAGTGGGTCAAGAGTCATTCAAATTAGATGCAGAAAATTGGATTGGATTAGAAAATATGCCAAACTTACTGTTGTATGGAACAGCAGGTGTAGGAAAAACAGCGGCAGCAATAGCGTTATCAAAAGATATGTTAGGTGAAATGTTTGATGTAAATTTCCTTGAATTGAATGCGAGTGACGATAGGAAGTTAGAAACTGTGAGAACCAAAATTAAGGATTTTGTATCACAAGGAAAAATTGGAAATGTCCCATTCAGAATCATCCTGTTAGATGAAGTAGATGGTATGACTTCTGATGCACAGAATGCATTGAAACGAATTATTGAACGGTATGAAAGTAATGCAAGATTTGTATTTACTGCAAATGACCAATCCCGAATCATCTACCCTCTACAATCACGCTGTGCAAATTATTTCTTTGGCACATTGAAAAATGATGTGATTTTCTCACTTGTCGAAAAGGTGCTGAAGCGTGAAGGGCATGACCTGCCCGACCAATTGATGCAGTTTATTACCTCTTACAATGGTGACTTGCGTAGAGTGCTTACGGAATTACAGGCCGCGATTGCATCGGGGTCCACATTGAGAGAGCAAGTGAATAAGGGATTAGAAGAATATGAAAACATACTATCATTGATTGTCGATAACGAACATGACAAGGCGTTAAATTCGCTTTATGACGAATTGATGAAAGGTAAAACAGTAAAGGACATTTGTTTAGGATTACATGACGTAGTGATTAGTTCGGAAATGGATGGAAATACAAAATATCGAATTCTTAGAGTAATAGGTGAAGGCGAGTGGAGAAGTTCTACAATGACCCCAAGAATCTTGATTAGTTGGATGGTAACACAAACAAGAAAATAAGCAAAACGGAAATAAGAAAAAAAAGGAGGAAAAAAATATGCAAATAGAAGAAGAAGTTGCAAAGGCTGCTGAAGTTCTCAGTATGCCGCTTGCAGAAGTAAAGGAGCAATTCGATGAGATTGCACAGCAAAACACGCTGGATTTAATGAACGAAACAGACCAAAAATTGTGTCTTGCACTGTTCCGACAGTGGTTTGGTTCTCAGCGAAGAAAACAAACACGACCTGAAACTGCCACAACAAATGGTGGTTCTCTTGTCAAGACGGGGTTTGGTGTTATAATCGGCATTGAAGATAGCCGAGATATGATGATTTGGACCCGCGACCAATTGGCTGCGACATTCGCTCGTAGTCCCGATGAAGTGTTTGAGGCTGGCAAAGTCGCAATTGTAACACAAACCGATGACGGCGGATATACCGTTACACAGATGCACGATGGCGAAGAAATGAACCGCGTAAAAACTGATGATTGGGAAATGCCTGATTCGGCTATGGTTGCCGAAGACCGATGGATTATCCCGATTAACGACCGAAAGAATTGGGCATCCGGTGATAAAAACAAGGACTATGGAAAGCCACTACCAAAGGAACAATTTGTGCGCCGAGTTCATTTTGTTGGGCAAATTCCCGGTGAGGAAGTTCAGCGTTGGACTCTATCTTTGAAGAACAAGATTGCACAAGATTTCACAGCAGATTTGGGCCGATTCTTGAGTATTGATGGAATTTGGAACTTGGAACGAAGTGCCATGTATGGTGTGCGAAATACAACACTTGCAAGCATTGTGTATAACGATGAATTGGATGCTAACAATCCTAATTATCGTGATGTGTCAAATATCAAGGTAACGAATTTGATTGCTGAAAATTATGGCGATTTCATGAGTCCACTGTTTGACCTTGAGAAGTTCCATCAAGAGACAAAGCACAACCCAATTTCAGAACGTATGGTAATTGGTGAAGGCATTGTCACAAGTATGAATATGACACCAACAAAGTCAGGTTCAAGAACATTGTTTCTTCAGGACTTGAATGATACCGGGTTTAATTATGAGGATGACGATTATGCCTCAACAGCCTGTTGGGTTCCGCCACATATTCCAATTGATTTTGGAATTGGCTCCCATGTCGTAATTGTTGGGCGAACATCTCAACGTGAAATGGACGATGGCAGTTTGTCGGCTGTCAGCGTGAATACATTCGGTGTGCTTGTCACAAATCGACGGGGTAATCCTGTTGAATATGATGGGGATTCCGCAGATGAAGATAACGGCGATTGGTTCTGAATAGGCCAATTGCAGTGTAAACGTGGCTAATGACGTTCGCAGGGGTGCGAGGCCCCTAACAAAAAATATGGAGGAAAAAATATGATAATAGAAAAGAAAGATGCGTTTGCAGAACGCAAAGAATTGATTATGAAGCAAATTGAAGAACGCAACAAGCGTGACCGTTCATTTTTGCGAACAGGAATTTATGGTGAGCCGAAGGTGTGTAAATCTTCACTCGCATTAGATTCATTAACAGAACAACAAATCAAAGACGGATGGAAAGTTTGGGTTCTTGATTGGGATTCAGGTTGTGAACCTACATGGAGAAATAATTATGATGCTGCAAAGCACATTGAAATCTTTGACCCTAATGTTTACAATGATGATGGTAGTCCAAATTTGGAATTGAGTGAACAATTGTCAGAAGACTTTGTGCGTATGGTTCAAGAAGAATTGGATAGTGGACAACAAGGAAAGTTTGCACTTGATGGTGTAGATAAGTGGAAGGAACGTTGTTTTGATACTCTTACAAAGGGTAAGAAAGATGCTGATTTCCGATTTCCGCCGCATTTGTGGGGTAAGCGAAACCGACGATACAAGTTATTGATGGATAAGATTTTCAAATTACCTTGTGATGTATTTTTCATTACGCATTTAAAGGATGTATATGAAGGAATTAATAATCCAAACCCTGTTGGTAAAGCACCTGATTGGCATAAAATGACGCCACCTCGTCTTTTCCAAACAATTGCCGTAAAGAAGATTAAGAAAGGAAATAAGTTTGAGCATATCGCAACTATTGATGCAAGTAAAACAAATACAAAACTTGTTGGGAAGCGATACGTTCTTCTTACTGTTGAAGATGGAAATGTAACTTGGAATAATATCCCCGAATTACAAGAGGGTTCACTGTGAATTTCACAGTAGAAACAAAACCCTTCATTAAAAGTTTAGAATTATCCGCGTTGAAAGGGAAATACTTCTCTTCAACCGGATTAAAAAGCGCTAACCTTAGCGATAGCGTTATTCTTTCTTTTGATGAAAATGGATTACAAATCTTTAATGGAGATTCTGCTACTGCGCTTTCTATTAATTTAGAAGCAGAAGTTGAGAATACCGGACAGTGTGTTATTCCAATAAAAAAGACTGTTGATTATTTGAAGAAAATGGGAGACACTGTTGAAATTTCAATAGGAGAATTCCTTGTTATTGTAAGCGGTGAAAAAAGGGTGCAAATCCCTGTCATCGCAGAACACGAAGCAGCAGGTTTCATCGGGATGTTTAAAAATCAATACTCTCAATTCAATTTAGAAGATGAAGAAATTTCATTCGGTAGAAAAGAAGTAATGTATGAAACTGTTACTAACGTATATGCTTCAGCATTTGCGGAATCATTGAATTTATGTGAGATTGCGAATAGTGGAGTATATCGTTTAGATATGTTAGACGGAGTAGTAACTCTTTCTTCAGAAAACGGAATTGAAAAGTTTGAAACTATTCTTGCTGCCGTCAATCAAAAGCAAGAAGATGCAACAGTAGAGTTTACTGCACCAATGCACAAACTTTTCACAAAGGATGAAACAATTAAAATTTGTTTTAACGACGACAGCCCAATTTTTATTATTGGAGAGAATGCTAAAATTGTAAGAGCGCCATATGTAAATGTGTGATTAAGATGATTATTTGTTATACGGAAATTGATAGGTCAATTAAATTAAGATGGAGAAATGAGGAAGGAGTTAGGCAGGAAAAAATAGTGCCTAAAACCCGACCTTACTTTTTCATCAAGCATTCATCTAAAAGGCCGCGCACATTTAAGTGTAAGGAATTTATCAATGGGAAGAATACTAACATTAATTGGCCACTCATATACGAAGAAGGAGATTGGGTTAATTTAGAAGGAAGAAGATTGACTAAAGTTTACGTCGGGAAACCAAACGATGTGGCGTCTGCCCGTAAACTTTGGAAAGAAACCTATGAAGCAGATGTTCCATTCCATTACAGATATTGTATTGATAATCTTACGGAGATTCCTGAATATGAAATGCGTAAATGGTATTGGGATATGGAATGGTTAAATGGTGATGAGACATATGGTGATGCAATTACGGCTATTGGGGTCTATGACAATTATACGAAGCAACACAATGTTTTGACATGGTTCCCTGATAATACAGTGCGCTTATTTGATATTGATAACGTAGAAATTCTAACCTATCAAAGCGAAAAGCAAATGCTTCAGGCGTTCTTGAATGTGATGCAAGACCAAGACCCTGATATGCTGATTGCGTGGTTCGGTCTAAAGTTCGATTTGCCTAAGTTAATTGAGCGAATGGTCTACAACGGATTGGACCCAAGAAACCTTTCTCCCTATGGTGTGCTAAATGGGGTATATGAAAAGTCAAATGAAATTGTCATTTCAAATACAGATTACTCACCTATTGCACAACCTATCAAGGGAAGGATTACACTGAATCTTGATTTGGCATTTGAAAGACAATGGAATGATGCACAAAGAGGCACACTTCCGAGTCTTGCTTTGGATTATGTCGGTGAAACTGTTCTCGGTCAAAAGAAGTTGGTTAGTGAAAAATTCCCTGACAAGAATGAATTCTTCAAGCGAGGATGGTTAGAAGATACAGAACGTTATTTGGAATATGCCATGATGGATGTTGAACTGATTCGGAAACTCGATGAGGACAATTACACATCAGAAGCGATTTTGGCTTTACAGCGATTGCTAATTGCACCGTTTGATGCTTGTTTCTATGCTTCAAATATGGGTTCAATGTATTTCATGCGCCATGCTACATGGAAGGCAAAAACAGGACAAAAGAAAATGAAATGCCCGAAGTGCAAGAAACAAGTGAAGACTCAAAAGAAATGTTTACTATGTGGGACACAAATGTTTGATGACTACGAAGGGGCCATGATTTACGACCCAATGACAGAAGGAACAAATGGATTGCATTTGAATGTAGCGGCATTTGATTTCGCAGGTCTATATCCAAGTATGATTCTTGCAAGGAACATCTCATGGGAGACAATTTCAGAAGAACCAACAGAATTTGTTTGTAATATCAAAACACCGAGAGATTTCAGTCCTGTTACTGAAGAGGAATTGATTTACTACAAGACCGATGAATTGGGACTATTGCCACGTTGCGTCCGTGATTTGAAAGTGCTACGTGACGACTACAAAAAGAAGATGAAGGTAGCAGATACACAAGAAGAATATGTCAAGTGGTTTAACAATCAAATGGCAGTGAAACGGCTTTCTGCATCTTTCTACGGCATCGTCGCATATCGTAGTTTTGGTTGGTTTAATTTGGATATGGCTGCATCCATTACCGCAAGTGCGAGAGAAGCAATTAGAATGGCAGCGTTTAAAGTGAGGGAATTAGAATGAATTACACAGATGAACAATGGGAATACATCATAGGAGATACATGGTTTCACGATAAATACTACGACTTGATGTGTAGTATTCTCAAGGACAAAGATGACAATTGGAT